GGAAGAGATCAAGGTCAAAACGAACACGTTCTTCAACACGATGATAGAAGTCGAATCGTTCTTCTGCATCGTTGATATAATCGTGACCAATGTGTGAATCAAAAGAAACACCAAGAGCATCACTTAGGAGTTTTGGTATTTCACCTTTGGATGTCTTGTGATTCTTGTCATCAAGAATCGAAACAGATTCCATGATGGCATTATAGATGGCTTTATCTTGACAGAACTTTTCAGTCTGTTCGATAAGCCATTGTTCTTCGGTGGGTTCTTCTTTTTGTTTGTAAATTTCATCAAGAAGATTGATAGATGTTCTAACTTGTGTTTCAGTTAGAGATTTACTTTCTGTGAAGTTAATTACCAAAGCTTCATGTGTTGGTAAACTTTTATATTTGTTTACAAACTCATTAACTTCTTTGAAGACTACCTTCTCGGTATCATCAGAAAAGTAGTCGGAGCTTATGAATGGTAATACCTTACGGCAATAACTATCATTGTAAATCAGGTTCTTCAGTATTGAATGTTCTAGTCGGTTCATTATGTTGATTTATCAAAATCTCTGTTAGTATGTCACCCATGATTATAACAAATTCTTCGTTGTTTTGCAACTCATCTATGTCATGTTCACCTGAGTGTACGAGTGTATAACCGAATTGTAGTTTTGCGAATTCGCCGGCCTCTTGAACTCTTGCCTTACCATAATGGTAGACAACACCAGCAAATTCACCTTGGAGAATTTGAATTCCCGTAATATCGGAATTGGTGAAGTCTATAAAACGGTAATCTTTACCTTCAATCGGCATTTTCTTCTTCTTGTAAAAGAACTGGGTTACTTTCTCCCATAATGTTTCCATATGCAATCTCATATTTTTGTTTAACAAATTCTTTAAATTTCACATCAGCCAAAATTGGTTCCATAAATTCAGGTGTTGAAGTATCTGCAATTCGTTTCTTATCACCAATCTCACCCGTCTTCTGGTCTACCTTTGCATACCAACCATTGGTTGGTTTGACCACATGGCCGGATTCAAGTGCAAGGTCAAGTAGACCAGAATACTTACTAATGCCACCATCAAAAGATACAGAAATAGGTATTTTAGATTTTTCTTTAACATAACGGGACTTTTCTACGTTGATAATAAAATGATAGCCAACAATTTCAGTACCATCTTTATCTTGTTGGCGACCAAGAATATAAATGTTGTCAGCTGAGTAATAAGAACCTGTACCACCACCAACAATTGCTTTAGGGAACATACCAATTTCCATGTATGTGTGATTGACCACGACCATTGGAATGTCTTTGATATTCAAGTGTGGTGTAACCATTCTAAACAATGATTTAACTTGTTTAGCACGACTCATATCTGCAACAGATTTACCTTCAAGTGCATCTTCTACTTCCTTCTTAGATGCTAGATTGCCAATAGAATCAAGGATGATAATTAATTTATCACCACGGTTCACATCTTGAAGCTGTTGCATTATATCGAACTTCAACTGTTCAATGTCAGTTAAAGGTGTGTGTAGAACTCTGTCCATGTCAATCTGAAATGTTTCAAAATATTTGACAGGTGTTCCAAACTCTGAATCATAGAACAATAACACCGCTTCAGGGTATTTGTCCATGTATGCTTTTGCCATCAATAAACTGAAGGCAGTCTTAAAGTGTTTCGATGGTCCGGCCCACATCGTAAGACCTGGAATAATACCACCATCTAGTTTACCACTTAGTGCCACATTAATCATTGGCACATCTGTTGGTACCATATCCTTTTCAGTAAAGAATTTTGATTTAGATAGAATTGCACTATCTTTAATTGTTGAATTCTTTTTCAACTTGTCCAATAAACTCATAATATTTCCTTTTAAAATGTTCCACCCTCAAGAGAATTCTTCCGAGGTTTAATCTCTACTATGTCCGATTTCTTTATGACTTCTGTATCTTCCATGAACAATTCTACACTAAGTGCTGTCGATTTGGCAACCTCTTTCTTCTTCTTTACCTTAGGTTTGGATGATTCTATGGATTCTAATTCTTCTTCTTTTAATCTTAGGTATGTTTGATTAGAAGCAATCAATAACAAAACGGCAAGTGGGTCAAATACCACAATGATAATAAGAATAACCAGTCTTACAGCTTTATCTATAAAACCGGCATCATCTTTTGTATAGAATAATTCGGCAATGTATTGAATCGGACCTACTTCTGCCAACAGAGTGTTTTCTTCTTTCAGTAGAGGTAACTTTTCATTCGACAACCTTTTCATCTCAGCTTGCACTTCTTGTATTTGAATATCAATCTTTCGTGATGCTGTTGCTGGGTCGCCGGCTCTTTGAAGTAAATAACTCAATCGTTCTTTTGCAATCTTCTCTTGTGTTTCTAATGTTTTTAACTGAACACTATTTGCACCAATATTTACATTTGTATCTAAATGTGCTTTAGATAAGTAACCAAAAATACCCATCGATGTGATTGCCATCAATAAAATTATGGCAATCAAAAGATAGTAACGCATTGCTTGCATTGTAACAGACCAATTGTTATATAGCCAAGAAATTGTTACCAATTTAGATAACTCTAATACTGTACCCATCACAATAATTGGCCAGTATGAACCTGGAAATATCTGTGCAAGTCCGATAACCGAATAGTAAGCAGCAACTGCTGATAAAGCAATTGCGCTAATAAAAGGTAACAGGACTTGTATCATTATGGGTTTGATTTTGAATGTGGCACATCAAAGACAAAGGTGATTCTTGTGCAATCACCAACATTCTCTGCACCGTGTAATAGTTTATTATTGAACCACAACAATGTACCTGGTTCAACAATCACTTCTTCATTTCCAACCATATACTTATATCGACCTTGAATTGATAAATGATATCTATCTTTCGTAAGGTAATAAGTGCCTTCATCTATGTGTCGGCCAACTGTACCACCAACTTCTAATGATAAAAACCCACATCGTTTGAAATGTTTGAAATGTCTTTTGAGAAAACTAATCATCTCGGTATGCCTGTAGTATGCAGTAGTTGGAATACAAATCTCACTATCACCAACAAAATCTTTTACATCTGTTACGCCACCAATAACTAACTGCAATACACCAGCAGGCAAATCATCAAAGCCACGGTCAATCAAAGATTGAGCACCTTCTAAATCCTTTTGATTTTCCCAATCTTCAGGATATTGTTTCAGTTGATTAATTATCTTTGAAACATTAATGCCTGTTTTAATGACACGAATATTATCCAAAGAAACTCTCCAATGAATTAATTTCAATACTTTTAAATCTATTCAGTTCCATATTTTCTTTATGTTTTTTAGTTGAAATAAAAACCATATCTTTTTTATTGGAGTAAGGTAATAACATTGTTTTTCCATGTGTTGGATATTCCATAGTTCTAAATGGTATTTTTAATTTAGATGATTCTTCATAATTATGCATTATTTGTGCAATTAGATTTGGATAAAAATAACAAGAAGGACTGTTTTTAATACCAAACATCTCTTTAACATTTTCACCACATAATGTAGTTATTTTTAGTGGATTTCTTTTCTCTTTTGGTTTATAATTTATATCATCACTAAAGATTTTTTCAAATGTTGGTTCATCATAATCAAACCATTCACCATTTATGTGAAATTCTCTCAGTTGTTTATGATATTTTTTCTCTGTAAAGAAACTATGTTCCTCAGACCTACATTCAATTTGATAAATTACATTTAGAATATTAGGATTTCCAGTTTGTAAATCAGAAAGTCGTTGTTCTACATTATTTGCTTTACCAATTTTTATTGCTTTAGATTTTTCATCTAATATGAAATAAACATAACTCATAATTTATCCAAAGAAACTCTCCAATGAATTCTTTTTCTCAGTCGACCAGCCCATACAATCAAGAATCACTTTAATTGGTTCAACAAAAGATTTATCAAATTGTGTATCGTAATCAATATACATCTGCATATCAAACTCTTTTGGTAATCTTTGAGGAAAAGATAATACTGAATCTTTAAAAGGATTTGGTTGCTTAAGATAGGTAAATTTTAACTTCTCACCTTCTTGAATGAACGGATATTTTTTATCTAAACCTTTTTGTTTAAGATAATGATTGTATATGATTGCACCCTTAACATGAATAGGTGTGCCTTTCTTATACATCATAACACTATCAGAATATGTTTTCAGTCCGTTCAAACCTCTTGGGAAAGAAATATCTTCAACAGGTAAATTCTTAAACTCTGTTTTGAAGTCATCGATAAACTTATGTATATCTTCTTCGGTACCATTCAACATAATACCAATTGATTGGCGCATCTTCTCACGAACAGCTGCAGGTGTCGATGACTTAACCATCTCAAGACCCATCACTTTGATTTGAGGTTCGTTATATTGTACACCTTCATTGTTGTAGATGTTTAGAATATATCGTTTCTTGGCAGTCCAAATACCTTTATCAGAAAGACCTTCACGTTTCATTTCCATCTTTTGTTTGTATGCGTGAACATATTCAGCAAGTTCTTTATAACTCGCATCAATAAACGGTTGGATTTTATCTTCACATACACGGTCCATGAAGGTAATAACTTGTTGTTTGTCAATTCCTGTAGAGGTAGAAGCTTTCTGTCCCGTACCATACACTTTGTCAACAAGTGGACCAAAGCGGAGATAAATCGAATCTGTGTCCGAGGCGATAACATAATCTATTCCAGTAGTCTTTAAAAGTTTATTCATATACTCATTTAGCTTGTTTTCAATCCAACGAATTGATAACTGGCCAGCCAGAGTTACAGCCAATGCTTGTCGCAAATCATAGAAGCGGAAGTATTGTGAACCAAGAGCACCATAAGCTGAATTTAATGAAACTTTCTTTGCTAGTTGTAGATTATTATATCGAGCAATCTTCTTTTCTATTTCATATAATTTAGTTTTGTCTTTTTCGTTTTCGTAGTCTTGCTTTGCTTTCAGCATCAACTTCTTAAACTTCTTTCTATCTTCATACATTTCTTCCAACATCGTAGGTAAGAAACCTTGTTTGTCAGTACGGAAGAATTGACCATTTGGTGTGAGTGTAACATCACTTAATTTTGAAGTATCAACATCTTTGTTCAGCATCTTTTCAACAGAAACACCATTCATAATCACATCACGCATTTCATCTGTATAATCAGATGGCTCAATTAATGTTTCTGGTGAAATGTTATACTGCATCATCAAATGAGGATACAAACTGTTCAAGTCAAACGATGCAACCCAATTGTGTAGGCCAACCTGTGGGTCTTTAACATATGCACCTTCAAATGCGGATGTTTTATCTTTAACAACTCTTGGTGGCACAACAATCTTTTTATCTAAAAGATATGAGTATGTCATAGAATCCCACATACGAGTTTGTGCGAACACATCATCATAGTTTGATTTTGTATCATATGCAAGAGTAATTGCCAACTCAATTAGTTTTAACTTATCATCAAGTTTCATAATCAAGTCAACGTCTTTGATGTTATACTCAATAAACTTTTGATAGTTCAGTCTATACAAAGCATGAAGATTATCATACTCATCATATGCAATCTTACCTTCACCAAGTTCTACTTGTGCAATATTGTCAAGACGATACGATTCTTGTGATTTACCACCTGGCGCATACCATTTGTATAACTCAATGTAATCTAGTGCAGCTACACCAAGAAAATCATAAGCAATCATCTCACGACCATTAACATTGGCCTTGCGTTCACTAATAATATTCCAAGGTGATAACTTCTTCGCCTCATCTTCATCAAGAATTTTACGCAAACGATTAACAAGGTAAGGCATATCAAAGAACTTGATATTCCAGCCAGTAATAATATCAGGACAATTTTCTTGCCAATAGTTTATGAAATTCTTGCATAGTGAATATTCATCTTTGCATTTGACGTATCTTTCGGTGCCTTGTACGTTGTAGTCTCCACAACCAAATACAACACAAGTGCCATCAAAATATTTCACACAGATAGCGGTGATAGGTTCAAGAGCAAGATATGGGTCAGGAAAACCATTCTCTGAACCAACTTCAATATCAACTGCACCAATAGATATGTTTTCGATATCCCATTCTACCATGCCACGATGTTGTTCGGTGATGAAAGCATATTCAAATCTATTCATGCCATAGATTTTGAAATTCTCAACGCCTTCATATAGTTTGATGAACTCTCTCGCATCACGAATGCCATCAAACTTCATTGGCTCGAGTGTTTCACCCTTCAATGTTTTCCATGGTGATTCTTTTTTGGATGGCAAAAACAAAGTAGGCGAGTAAGGAATTTTCACCTTGACTCGCCTGCCATTCTCTACGCCACGATAAAGTATGTTGTTGCCTACGCTGGCAACCGATGTGTAAAATTTATTCATTCACACATTATATCACAGTTTAAAGTTATTAGAGGCAATTTGAATGCCAGAACCAAAAATCTTGCTGTACTGATTTTCTACTTCAAGAATGGGTTCATTAATCATTAGAATATCTTGCCGTTTAATTTTAAATCCAGTTTTGAATTCTACGGCAAACTCAACGAAAGGAACAAAAGTGATTCCGCCTTGAGGATTTTGTGGTGTAGGTGGTACTGAAATAACCTGAACACAATCTTTTACTTCAACGTAATCATTCTCTGGTAAGTCTTTGACTTCACCGAGAATCGTATGGTTCGTTTTGAATGTTATTAATTTTACTGTCATAATGTTTAATCTCTAAAACCGATTCAATCGGAAGTTTATTTGAAAAATCGACCGCTTCAGCTAAAGTTTCAAACTCTTTAGAATCTACGGCCGAACCACCTGTTCGATAGTAGGCTACTTTATACATTGACCCTTGTCTCCGCTGGCAAAACGCCAATGGTGACCCAGCGCTTTGGGAAAAGCATTTCACGACCACGGAAGTCGTTCATGTTTTGTGATGGGTCTTGAACCCAACCGAGAACCTCCACCTTATTATCAATCTCCCGCAGATAGAGGTCATACCTATCTGCTCTAGGAAGTTTATACTCAACTGCCAACTTTTTAGCGAGTTCACGAATATTCATATTCTCTTTCATAGTTAAATTAAATGGTATTATATCAGAGTTTGTTATCGATGGCAACATTTTTACAGGTAAACTTGCTGAAATCTGGTTTCTTCCAACCTTCAGGCTTGAGAATTTTGCCGTCATCACGTTTGATAACTTTGCCTGTTACAGTATCAATCTTGGCAAGGTTACTTCTTGCACCTTCATCCCATGCACCTTCAACATCATAACCTTTTGATAACATATAACCAACAATCACCCAAATCATATCAAAGCAAGCATCTAATGTTTCAACATCATCTTCATTAATTCTTGCTTCACAAAATTCTTGATATTCTTCATCAATTAGTTTACGATATAATAA